AGTCGATAAGACTCTTGTGCAGAATAAGTAAACTTACGATACAAGTCAAAGTAATCTAAATGAGCGACACCTTGTATCTCATACACTTGATGTTTACGACCCATCTGAAAAACTTCTCTTGAGTGTACACTTCTCCAAGGCGATAGTCTTTTGATTTCATCTTCACCACAAAGATTAGTGATACGAGTACATAGATAAGGAATATCAAAGAACTCTGTATTCCAACCAGTAATTACATCAGGCTGATGTTTTTCCCAGAATATGAGAAACTCCTTAATAAGATGTAGTTCACTTTCACACTCGACATACGTTACATCATCACGACTGTTATTGAACTTACCAATACCCCAGACAACAAACTTTTTACTCTGGTGGTTCTTTACTGTAATAGATAGTAATGGTTCTATTGCCTGTTCTGGGCTTGGAAAACCATTCTCACATTCTACTTCAATATCAATCGTTACTATAAGTATCTTATCTATATCATACTCTACTGTATTAGGATAGGACTCTGCAATGAAGTTATAAGGATACATGGTACTACCGAATACCATTTCTGGTTGATTCTTATAGTTTTCAACCCACTCTCTTGCCTCTTTCATACTGTCAAAGTTTACTGGAGTTACATAGTCACCATCAAGTGTCTTCCACTCTGTAGGTTTTTCTACAGGCGCATAAAGAGTTGGTTTATATTTAACTCTACGAGTCAGTCGTTCTCCATTAACTACTTCTCGCAGTAATAGAGTATTACCCCATTGGGATATGTTTGTATAGAAATTCATAGTATAAATGTACCATAGTTAACGTAAAAAGTCAAGGTTAAATATCAAGTTTATTTTCTGGTTTTGGTGGTTGTGATTTCATGTAATCCAAGAATCTATCTTCTCTGAAACAATATACTTTAGAAGGCCCATTAAACTCTCTAATAGATACTTCTTCGATTACTTTTATATTTACTTGTGCTGTTCTTTGACAAGACTGTACAGTATCATACATCATGTTAGTAAATATAAAGTGGTCTGCTGTGCCATCACTATGCAGATTGAGCGATATCAGTACTAATAACCATTTCATTTTTTTCTTCCCATTCCTTAATGGTATCTGAAAGCAAGGGTATATACTCTGTCTTATCTTTGACAAACTCTTGGACAACACCATCTTCTGTGACAACTAGAATACAAATTTGATTGATTTCAATTCCAGTTCTTTCTTCAAACATCTCTGCATATGCAGACGCCTGAATATAGTAACTCTCGTTCCATGCATCACTTCGTTCTTTAGTTGAAGTTTTGAAATCTATAATAGATAACTTTCCATTATATTCTGCAATACAGTCTACACGACCAGCTACCTTATATTTATCAGAATAGAGTCCACACTCTTGTGCATAAATGTTATTCACTTTTTGCAGAACTGAATCTCTAAGTTGTTTGAATAGAACATATGGTAAAAACTTCTGTTTATGTTTCTTCCAATCATCTGGATAGTTCAAATGCATATTGTTTAGATAGTCTTCACACATATGATGTACATGAGTTCCACGAGTTGCAGCTTTTCTTGCAACATAGTTCGCTACATCTTCGCCAACTCTTTTTCTCCACTCAAAGAGTCCTTTCTTATTTCTTACAGAAAGAACTGTAGTGATTGATGGGTACTTATTACCCTCTGGCGTTTCGTATAAACGAACTCCGTCAGTCGTTGTTGCTGTTATCTCTGGGAGATTTATCGTCTTGTGGTTGTATTCTTTCATCATTATCACTTTCTTCATGTTTATATTCTGGTGGAACTTTACCCCACCCTACTGTTCTTTCCCAATCTCTTTGAGTATATCCACCATATGGGAATTTAGACATTCCTCATTCTTTCAACAAGTCTATCTGCTCTTTTAGTTACTTGTCGATACCATCTGCTGTCTACCATCTCATCTGCAGCTGCGTTCCAATCTCTCGCATCTACTCCTCGTTTCATGCCCTTGAATTTGGACAATCTTGGTCGGCCCATATTAAACATCATGTTTGCAATTATTCTCTGGGCTTCTTCTGGGAGTTCATTAAAGTCAGGATATAGGATGTTGCAGTCTGCGAGGACTGTTTGGATATCGGTGTCGAAACATTCATTGCATCTATCTTCGCTGACAGGCGTTCCAACTTCCCATCCATATTCCTCATCCCATTCAGTAACAAGATGGCCAATGCCAAAAGTAGGCAGACCAAGATGGTCAAGGTATATTTCGTTAACACTTCCTTCATCATATTTTATTTCCTCTCTTAGTTTATCTAAGTTCATTATCGTTACTCCCTTTTGGTGGTGGTGTAAGTCTATGTTCAGTTACAGACTTTCTAGTTTCTTCCCAATCTACATCTAAATTTCCTACTGCCATAATACGTTCATGGTCACACTTCTGTTCTGGTACTTCATGGTATAACCATGCAGGCCAAAGTATAAGTTGTCCAGCTTGTGGTTTTACTTCTAAACCATTTGCATCTGGAAATACCAGAGGGGCACAATCTTGACAACCTTTAACACAATATGTAAAACTCCAGACATGAGGCCAATGTTGATGTGATTTTGTTATCTGTCCTTTAGTATATATTAAACTCCAGAAGTCTTCTATTCTTAAACCATATTGTCTTGGTGTACCATCTTCATTTGTTCCAGTCGCCATAGGCATAGTTTTTGCAAGACCAATGATTGCATTACCAAGTATCTTAAAAGTTTCATAGTGTTCATGCATATCCCATTGAGTCATGTAACACTTTGCAGCTGTTGAATGTTGCAATCTATCTCCAGCGTGTTTGATATCTCTTTCCAAGTCTGAATTTAATTCTTGGATTGATGGGTGATTCAATACTTTAACTTTTACTGGATTTTGTTGTGTAAATTCAGGCCAACCATCTTTAGTTGGTTTCATATAAATCTTTGTCAATTAATCTAATCCCATACCCAACTTAGTTTTTTGTATTAAATAGTTTCTAACAAATCCAGAACGAACAATATCTGCAATACCAAATTCAGTACAATTAAATTCTTTCATCTCTTGTAGAATTTGTAGAAAGTTCATTAATCCATTCTTCTCATTCATTCTTGTTAAATCGCTCTGACCAAAGTCACCACAGAACATTATCTTAGAATCTTGACCTACTCTTGTAACTATTGTATCTAGTTCATGGAAGTTTAGATTCTGACACTCATCAACTATGATAATACTATTGTCAAAAGTCAAACCTCTAAGAAATGATGTTGATAGAAAGTAGAAACTACCTTGTGCTTTCAGTCTATCATATAACATAGCGAATGCTTGTTCATTTGGTTGTTCAAACATAAACTGCATCATGTTAGAATAAGGCACTTGATACAATGCAGCCTTATCTTCTTCATCTCCTGGCAAGAAACCTATTTCTCTTGTAGGTATAAGTGAACGAACTACGATAACTTTATCGTATGGAGTTTCATTCTTTAGTACATCTTGAAGTGCAAGATATAATGAAATAAATGTTTTTCCAGTTCCAGCACAACCAAATAGAAATTGATTTAATCCATTTTTATATGTCTCAAATACTTCTTTTTGACTATCTGTAATTGGTTTAATTGTGGAGAGTTGATTGTGTGTAATATCTTTTTGTTTTGCCATAATATATCCTTATGAAAGTGGAGTAGTAGAGGAAAGACCTCTATCTACCCCTATATGGAAGCTGATACACTATATATTGCGTTCCATACATTGTTATTTATATTAATACAGCCCCGTAGATTTATTTTTTTCATAATGTTTTGTAACATTTTGTCCAGCGACATCTACAAGTTTGTGTTTTTTTGCTACGTTCTTTACTCTAATATTTTGGTGTGTACCCTTATTACCATACCTATCTGCAAGAGGTGAGTTAGGATGTGAATCTGCAATCTTTGCCATAGTTTCATTAAATCCACCATCAGATTTAGGCCCATTACCAGACACAATATTCGGTGCAGTAATAACTTTTTGACATTGAGGATTGTTTTCTAGAAATTCTTGAAGTTCATCATATGTACAGATAGTATCAAATATTTCATCTTTGTCGCTATCCTTTATTGTGTAAGTCGGCATTCTCTTTCCTCAATTTTTCATTTTCTTCAATTAGTTCTTTGTTACGAATCAATACTTGATAGTGACATTTTGTTAGTTCTTTCATATCTAACATCAAACCATTTGTGTGTGTATGTTCCTCTTTAATGACGGCCTCTTTTTCTTCTTCTTCTCTTAACCGCCTGCCCATGTATTCATAATATCTTTCGTCTGAAACCATTCTGGTATCTCCCTATTCTTCCAACTCGCAAAAGAGTTCTTCTCAACTATATAGTAGTTTCTATATGCAAGTATAGGATTGTCTTTAACCTTACACATATCAGGCATACATTGAGGTAGTTGTGTTCCTTTAACCATAGGTATATTCTTTGGTGGTCTAATAAGTAACATAGATGGTTTAGTTGAACCATGTATCTTACCATAACGATTTGTGTATTCTGCAAGTGTAGCCATGTAGAGTTTATACATTTGAAAATAGTTTTCTATGGATTCACGAACCCATACTGCTGATGGGTGATTAATATGAGAGGCTTTGTATAGTACATCTTCTCGTTCATCATTTAATCTCCACCTTTTAATTTTACGATTGTTTGCAGTTTTATCAATATACATTTCTCCATCTAACATTCTATGTGCAGTAGACATCAATTGTGCATATTCAATAGGCATTTTAACTATATGTTTATCAATATGCCACTTTGCATTTTGGATAGGGTCTTCATGTAGATAGAATATATTCATTGTTTATCCTATTGTTACATTAAATGCTATGTTAATTCTTTGTCTATCAGATTTGTTTTCTTCAACTTCATGTGGCACCCAACTTGGAAAAAGAACTAGACTATTATCTTTTGGATTCATTTTAAACTTTTTAGTAAACGGCGATTTTGTGTAACAATCATACATTAAGTTTTGTGTATTATAAAACACTAAGTCGCCTGTATCTTCTCCTTGAATATAATATATTCCAGAGAAAGAAGAAAAGAATTTATGAGAATGTAAAACATTACCAGAGCCTATTTCATTTACATTTGTCCAATAATCATAATTCAAACTTTTACTAAGTAAACTTCTAAAATGTTTATCTTGTTCTGCATAATATATTGTAGCTTCACTTGCTGTATCTAACATATAATTAGTTAACCAATCAACACCTTTATATCTTATAGATGAACGCCAACAACCATTATTGCTTCCACCTTGAGTTAATATGTTTTTTTCTTTTGCATCATTAATTTGATTTAGTAAATCTAATGATTGTTTTTCATTTGCAACATTAGTTTTAGTAAATAAATCACAACCAAACAGTAATTGTCTTTCCATCACTTTTATTTTTTATCCTTTTTGTCATTTAGTAATATCATATTACCACGCTTTTCATCTAATGTCAAGACTCTTTCACCCTCAATCATATCAATAATTAAAGTGGTAATGTCTACTTCTTTTCCTAGCTCAGAAATCTTTATTTGTAATTTTTGAAGTGTTTCTTTATAGTAATCAATTTCTTGTTGTTTTCGCAATCTCTGTTCTATTAGGTCTGCAAGAGATACTATATTATCTGACATTACTTCTCCCATTTATAAAATATGTGGTCACCGATTTCTACAGTTTTAGTTTTAGATTTTCTCCATGCTGGAAACACATAGTCAGCATGGTAGTGTGTTGCACCATCTGTA